TGCGCGTGGTTCAAGGATCTGGTGGCTGCGGTGTTTGTCAGTTCCGTGAAGATTCTATCGGCAGTCAGACTGAGTAAGGACAGTAAGAAACTCTCCGTAAAACTTCCCACGAACGAAGTGTTTATTCATTCGTGTTACAAGAACGCAGCCAGGGATCTGTACACCAACCCATACGTGTTCACGGAAAATCAGACGGAGCACGATCGAAACGATAAGCTCTACGACAGGTTCAGTAAATGTGTGGAGACTACGGTGAAGGAACTCATTCCTGTCCAGGACATTCTACAGACGTACATGACCGTTCAGGAGAATGAACTCATCGAGCCCCAGGAGGCTGATCTCACAGAGGATAACGTGGAGGAATACGAGGAACCACCGGCGGCTGAGGAGGAGGCTTTCCCGGGACCCGTGGAGGAGCCAGCGCCAGAGCCAGCACCGGAGCCTGAGCCGGCGCCGGCGCCATTCGAAGGTGAGTTCAGAACCATCAACACATCCAAAGAACCACGTGAGCCAGAGCCAGAGCCAGAGCCAGAGCCGGTGGCTCCCGAACCAGAGGAGGAAGAAGAAGAAGACTTGTTTCCCGATGCAGCTGAAACCCGACGTTAAAAAAACCTTCGAGTATTATAACACATGGAACAGCTCAGAGATCCAACGTGGGCGGCTGCGGCTGCCGGTGTCATCACCGCTCTCTACATTCACGGCAAGGCTCGGTTAAATAACGAGGGTACCCCCACGACGAGTGCTTATGCAAAACCCGCAGCTCTCGTCGCTATATTAGTGTATTTCATAGTTTCCAATGGTATAGGCCGTGTTGAGCCAATTTCGACCGCACCTTTTGCATGACTTAAAGATTAACCCCATAGAATAGATAAAATGTCCTCCGTCACCGCCTTCAACGATATGATGGGTCAATTTCTTATGGAACTGCACAAGACTTTTCCAGAAGAGAAGGGACTCAAGAAGTACATCACCGCGTTCGAGCTGATTCGCGACACGAATCCTAAGAAGATTGTCAACAAGTTCATGGATAACGTGACACCACACGTGGATAAGATCAGCGCCCGTGATGAGTCTTTGTTTCTCGAGGATTCCACGGAGCTCGAGTTTATCAAGGCTCTGAACATCAAGGAGTGTTGGCCCAAGGCGTCTGAGAATACCAAGGCGGCCATCTGGCAGTACATCCAAACGCTGTACATGCTTGGTACCACCATCAGGTCCATCCCTCCAGAGACGCTCTCGATGATTGAGAATGTCGCGAAACAGTGTGCCGACAAGATGCAAAACGACGGTGAAGGTATCGACGAGGCGCAACTCATGAAGTCCATGCAGGGTATGCTTGGTGGTATGATGAAAAAATAAACTCTATTAATATAAATGGTATCGTTATTTGAGGATCCAAAACAATTGGTACGCGCCGATAAGGTGACGCATTTCTGGCCCACGAATGAACAGTCAGCGGAAGAGCGTGTGAATGCTACCGCTAGGTTTATCGTGTATGCCACGTGTATTCTTTATTTAATCAGACGTGACATCAGAGTGTTTGTTCTCGGCGCAACCGCCATAGGTGTTCTTTATGTTATGGAAAAGTCTCACATGGTGAAGAGTGAAAACGTCAGGCCAGTCACGATGGAGGAGAGGCACACCGAAAAGAATTCGCCGTGTACGCTCCCCACCTACGATAATCCCATGGGTAACGTGCTCATGAATGAATACGTGGACAGACCCGATCGCCCCAGCGCGTGTGACTACGCTTCGGTGGATGACAAGGTGAACAAGATGTTGGCCGATCGCATTCCGTACGGCCCCACTCGATCTCGTTCCCCTCTCCCCGAGCATCAGCGCAACGGGTACTCTAGGCAGTTTGTCTCCATGCCCGTGACTGGCATTCCAGGGGATCAGACGGCATTCGCCGAGTGGCTCTACGGTGCGAAGGATGCCCCCACGTGCCGAACCGACCCTCGGATGTGCGACCCCAACGCCCGTGGCGCGCAGTTGGAGGCGTTCGCCGGTCTGGACTCTGACGGCGACAAGAGAAGTGGTATGACGAGAGGTTCTGGATTAAGGGCTGGTCATGTCTCTACATAATTTCTTAGTCAATAGTAAATGGCGTATCAGCTTCAACCAGGCATGAAAATAGTTCAGAACCCGGCGCACCCTCCCGTGTGTGCCACCGAAGAGGTTTTCGTGTACCCCAAGCCCAGCACGCTCAACTACGGGTCTAGTCGCCCCAACACGATGCTCTACGGTACAGCACCTTTCATGGCGGGCAAGGGTGCTCCAGCGCAGTTCATCGAGACCAGTGATCAGCTCAGGCCTCAGTCTACGAGTCAGTTTAACAAGATTGTCACCAAGACGTACGAGAAGAATTTCTTCCCGCTTCAAGACGTAGCCTGTAAGCTTCCCCCACGAACCCTGTCTTACGAACCCGCGAGCACCCGCGCTGAGCTTCAGAATGCTCAGTTTCAGCAGCGATACCTCAGATAAAAAATATTAACAACAGATAAGAATGGCGGAGATTGTCGCTATAGCAGGCCTCGCGTATTTAGGAAAAATATTGAGTGAACCCAAAAAGGAGGAAACGTACACGGAAGTGTCAAAACAGGCGGAGACCGTGCCGGTGGATCCACCCTCTGTACCCATAGACGAGTCCATGCTCCGAATGCCCGATAAGAAGATGGAGGTGGCCAACTTCGGTGTCGTGGCGCCCCAGAGTCGCTCTAACGGGAGTGAGATATTGAGCATGCGCAATCGCATGTACGACGCTGGTAGGATGAATAATCTTTCACCAGTGGAGAAGCAATTGGTCGGTCCGGGTCTCGGTGTGGGTGCGAATACCCCAGCGTTCGGTGGATACCAGCAGCTTTTTCGTGTCAACCCTGAAAACGTTGGCGCCTATCGCCTTACGACGCTTCCGGGTAGGAGTGGTCCCGCGATGGATATTAACGGTGGACGCCGTGGCATCGCTGGNGAAGTCGCGCATAATAGACCCGAAAAGACCGCTTTCCTTCCCACGAGGCGNCCGGAGAGTTTCGGTAGGGCGCAGGGGATGACCGGTGTGGTCCCCCGCGGTGAACACGAGAATACCAAGAGACTNACCAACCGCTCCGTGACTGGTCAGCGTGATGATGGTCTGGGTTTCTCTGGCGCCAAGCGCGTGGTGTCCGGCATGACTCTCGCGCAGGACCCCACCAGGAATAAGAAGGATGGTAACATCGAGCAGTACGCGTACAACAATCAACCGGCGCCCAACATCAACTCCTTCGCCCACGGGTACGTGAACGCTCCAGCCACCAAAATCGGTGAGAAGCGCACCTACGGTACCCCTCACACGGCCGAGGAACTCATGGCGTACGGCTTCAGGCCAGACGATCGCCGTGGAAAGCCTAACCGCAAGGGTAACGCTGGTCGAATGAACGTGCGGGCGGGTGCTCTCAACCAGGGCGGCATGCCCACCGCAGCGAGGGTGGACACCACGAGAGTGGATGGTCGCGTGGGAACCGTCAACGGCGCTTGGACTCAGCAGTACACCAACGATTCTTTCCATCAGCAGAATGCCTACAAGGGCAACGCGAATCCCTACGCCACCAGTGAGAGTCTCGGCGTCGCCAAGAGACAGATGCAGAACAACCCCGTCGCNCAGCAATTGTATTAATTTATTATAGAGTGAGTAACACCACCCATTAAAATATTATCCATATATTTTAATGAGCGTATACACGTTCGATATAGACAGTGGTGAGCGAAACCCCGTGTTGTATCCAAACCCTAACGACTACGTGATCGAATTGAAGAACCCCATCTATGACGTGACAAAGATTTCACTCATATCGGCTCGTATTCATGCCAGTCAGTTGTTGATTAACGAGAGAAACAACACCTTCTCCGTGAGTGGCACCACCGTGTCTCTGTCCAATAACAATTACGACGGGAAGACCCTCGCCGCTGAACTCGTGTCTCAGAGTTCAAACATCACGTCTGCCGTGTACGATTCAAACATAAACAGCATCACACTCACGGGTGACTATCCATTTTCGTTTGACTTTTATGGGGGCATCAACGGGTACTCTACACCAAGTGAATACACGACACCCCATGACATCCTTGGGCTTCCCGCGAGTAACGTCTCGTCGGATGGTACGACACTCACCACTGGAAGTATCAATCTACAGGGACCCGACGCGCTGGTGGTGAGGTTGAGCAGTGGATCAGAAGAGTTTAACAAGACGGTCTTCTCGGATACACCCTTTTACACCGGGCGCATTCTCATGTGTGGGGACGTCGTGAATTATTCAGGGGCTGACGATGCGGTGGTACACAACTTTGATTCGGGACCTCAGAAGAGTATTCAGAGCCTGAGGGTCCAATTCTTCTACAGCAGTAATAATCGCCTGATACCCTACGACTTCAGACACGCCAACCACGTCCTGAAACTCGCCATAGAGTGTTCTACTGGTAAACCCCAGACTGTCCCCAGGGTCACGAAGGACTTTTCATTACCCCCACCTGTGCGCATTCCCGATTTGGAGAATCCGAAGAGGTGGAATGGACTCGTGTATATATTTTTGATAGTGATGACTGGTCTGGTATTCATACTGTTCACCAGACCTCGTAAAAGAGCTTAGCGGGACACGGCGTAGATGGGAGCCGTGGGCTTGACCACNCGCTTGGAGGCACGGGAGAGGATCATGTACACGATGATGGACANCATGGTCGTGATGAGCGCGGTGATGGCGTAGTTCANGCCACTGTTCTTCTGGACCTTCACGACCTGGTGAGTCATCCAGCGNACGAGNTCCATCCAGGACAGTGCTGCGGCGAAGGAGAACCCCGCGACGATGGCGTTGAGAGACTGAGCTTCGAGTTCATTGGCAACTTGGGCGGCAGACATTTATTGTAAGAATATATTTTTATTCTGGCAAAAGTTCTTCCACTGTGACAATCTTTTTATATTTTTCTTTTTTGTACCCCCTGATGACGACAGGTTCTTCTGAATCTGATTCAGACTCCGACGTGTCGTCACCCGGTTTAAACTTCTTGTACTCCACATCAGTCCATCCCTCCGGACAAGTGTTCATTACTATCGATAGCATTTTTTAATAACCGTTCTGACGGATTCGTGGGCTCCCAGGTTTCCCACGCGTCGTATGCGTCGGTGATGGCGCGCATGGCCACGTCAGATCCCGTGTAGGGTTCGAAGGGTTCCTCCTCCTCTTCTTCCTCAATCTCGAGGTCAGAATCTTCACTGTCGTACACTTCTGGAAACTGTGAACCTATGTGATCCCCCACGGTATGCATGGCGCAGTACTTCATGCAGTACTCTACATCCTTGGCCAACACAGTGTCGCGCCCACAGGCTTTCGCGTAGTGCCCCGAGAGCACCATGGCATTCTCAAACACTGGTGTGACGATTTCAATTGCCGATTGGGCCAGACTGGAAGAGAAGTCGTGCTGTTCCATTTTCGATTCTCAATATGTTGTGACTAAGAGCGTAAACTCTAAGTTCTCTCTCCGATGATGATTCATTGTTGAGCAAGAGTTTCACGTGTTGTTCTTTTATGAGGCTAAAGTTTCTCTGACCCGTAGGATACCACCGCTCCGGTTCGAGGGCGAAGCTGTACGAGTAGAATCGCCTGAACAATTGTGTCCGGGAATGATGAATACCACTCTGAACCGCTCTGAGATGTATGACATTCCCCGTGACTTCATCGAGAACCGTATCGGAGTTGAGTGTCAGTTGAAGATTTCGGAGATGTTCGTAGTTGGTATACCTAGTACCATCCACCTGTGTCTCATCGTCGTAATCAAACACTGACGCACCCACCCTCTGGATCACGAAGTACAACTCCTTGACTGGATTGACAAATGCCAACTTCTGTCTATGTACCGTCTCGTTGGCTGGAATCTTCGACACGTCGGACTGCACCTGAGTGATGATGAAATCGGTGGGCATCTCCTGGAACTTGATGCGTTCGGGCTCATCTAGGGCCACGAGCTCCGTCTGAACCTGGAAGCTCTTGATGAGACCCAGTTGATTGGAAACAAAAAATCCCTTTTCCCATTCAAACTCGTCTTCACCAGGTTTATATGTAAAATACATGCATCTATCTACCGTGTTTAATTGTATTACGACTTCTACTTCTTGACTCGTGATCGCGCATAATGGTAAACCTAACTCTGGGTTGTTGTGAAAATAAAACGGTACGTCGACTATGAATGTTTGATCCGAGTCAGCCCTTCCCATGTACGGTAAAATATCAAAGCTATCCACGGGTGTACCCGAAAGCTCGGTGGGTGGTTTACCGATCAATTTTGATAAATTGGTCTGCTTTGTCTGTGTGATGTAATGCTCCGAGTATATTTGTAAAAAGTCGGCGTTCACTCTCTGTATGAGATTACCTCCTATGAATATATCGACATGGCGTATGATGGCGTGACCTATGGATTCTACGTATCCTCGTTCTATTTCTGGTAATTCATGCTGTTCGATGGAACCCAGTGTCATTTTGAGTCTCACCGTCTTGAGAACATCACCCGAGTCCTGTGGTACGGTGCATCGGAGGGTCTGTCCAAACTCTAATTCCCCGGTGACATCGTGGTCCACAGTGTACCTGGCGAAGTTCGTGTGCTTCTTAAAGTTTTTTATA